GTTTGATCACTTCCATATCCAAGCCGGATAACACATCTTTGATTGCTTGCTGCTCTTGCCTGTATTGAGCTTCTGCTTTGCCAAGTTGTTCAAGCAAGATTTGGTCAATTTCACGCTCAAGATTAACTCGGGCAGATTTTAGGTCTGTGGTTTGTTCATCAAAAGATAACGCGGCATATGCTTTATCTTTGGAGCTTGCAATAATTTGAGCGCGTACCTGTTCTCTGCCCGTAATCGTCTTGTCAATAGCATCAATTTGATATTTAATGTTTAGCAACTTAGATGTTGCTTCAACAATGCGTTGTGCTTGCTCAGCATTTGGCTGCTGTGCCGCAACATTTAAGTTGGCTTGAGTTGCGACTTGCAGTCGCGCTTGGGCTTCACGTAATTGACGTTGGATTTCGCCGCCAAGTAGATCGTCAACGCTTAATTGCCTGCCGCGCTTTTCTTTCTCGGTCCCTCCCAGCAATGCTGGCGTGGCTGGTGTGGCTGTCGGCCTATTCGGCCTTGCGGCTGCAGTTCTGCGGCGCAACTCATAATCCGCTCGTTGCTGTTCAATGTTGCGTTGGCGCATTTCATACATCATCCCTTGCTGCGTGAAGGGATTTAGATTCATGGCGCGCACTGCGGCATCTGCATTGCGTGCAAATTGAGCCTCTCTTTCTTTGGATCCAGCTTCGTCAAACATGCGCTGAATTGCGCCAATGGCATCAGTTGCCTGATCCATCAGGGATTTAAAGACTGGTGCCAGCGTTTTGCCGATTGTCTGCGCCAGCGTTTGTATTGAGTCCTGCAAAGTGCTGAATTTGCCTTGCAATGTATCGCTCTGCGCAATCGCACCATTGGCGTATTTGCCGCCAGCATTGGTCAATCGAATAATTGCAACTTCGACTGACTCGGCCCCAATGCGGCCCTTTTCCAAAGCTTTCTGGAATTCCTCACCAGAAAGTCCATACATCTTGCGCAGTTCTGTCTGCAGTGCAACGCCACGCTCTTGAAATTGGAGCAGCTCCTCACCTTGTAGCCGCCCTTTGGCTTGCACCTGGCCATAGGCCGTTACCAGGCCCGATAATTCAGCGCCTGTGGCACCGCTGACATCAGCCAGTCGCTTGGTGGTTTCAACGACATTTTCAGCTTCTATGCCAAACGCCTGCAACCGCTTAGCCGAATCAATCAGCTCAGAGCTGGTAAATGGTGTTACAGCCCCAAGTTGCTGCAGGTCTTTAACAATTTGCCCAGCCTTTTCCGCGCTACCTGTTAGCACTTCAAGGCTGCGCGTCTGGCTTTCTAGCTCGGCCGTTTTTGCAAATACAAACTTGGCGGCTTCAATAATAGAAAATGCAGCAGCAAGCTTGCCTATCGCGCTCCCCAGCCCACCTATTGCACGTTCTGTTTGCTGCGACTGCGACTGAACCTCGCGCAGTTTGCTAACCGCGTTGCGGCTGTCGACGTTAATGGCAACGTTGGCGACAACCGACACGACTTACCTACGGCTTTGCTTCATTCTACGATCCTGTTCTTCGTTCTGCAGCTCAAAATAACTAGACCATATCAGCAACTCTTCAAGCGTTATTTCTTGATTTAATCGTGCCAAGCTGTATCCAAGTTCCTTAGCAACTCCAAGCTGCAGCAGCAGCAGGTTGTCTTTACTTAGCTCCTTTTTCAGTGCTTTTCATGTCGGTTTCGACTTCCTCTGGGTTGGTGATGATGGCGAGCATCATGGCTTGCAGGTCACTGTCAAGCACATCGTTTTTCAGCTCAGCAATTTCACCAGTCTGAAACAACCGCTGGCCGGCATCGTCGGCTGCTTTGGTCACCAGCAGATTCAACGCAAAACCATTAGGGTCATCGCCACCGGGCATTTTCTGCGCGCGCTCACGTTCTGCCATGGTCAAAGCCGTGGCATAAAACTCAAACGTAGATCCATCGTTGAGTGTTACAACACGCTTGATTGGCTGAAGATTGGCTGCTTTTTTGAGCCGTGCCAGCGCAGATGATGCCATGCAATAAATGTGGGTGGCCCCAGCATAAGCCGGGGCCGTTCAGCTATCAAGCAGAAGTGCTGAAGTCAAAAGTGGGCACACCAGCCGGGCGGAATGTGATCTCCACTTGCTGGGCATCATCGGGATTGATGTTCAAGCTGGCGGTCAGCAGCACGGCATCCATGGCGATGGAGCGGCTCAGGGCCTCGGTGCTTTGCTTGTCGGTGTACAACTTGAAGGCGCAACCAACTTGTTGACGCTGCAGCACGTCTTCCACCATTCGATTGGACAGCGCAGCGTCCTCGTTGGTGACGTAGATCGTTGCGGTGCCGTTGCCGTCGGCGAAGCCAGGAATGTAAGCGCGGAAGGGCGCATACTGGCCAGCCGTTTGGCCGATGGTGGTCACGTCGATCTCAGCGCGGCTGATCTCAAACGACCATGACTGCACTTGGCCAACGGCGGCATAGTCGGCGTAGTACACCTCGAACTCGTTAGGTGCCACGGCTGTGCCGTCGTCGGTGATGGCAAGGATGGTGCCGCCAGCAGCGGTGGATACGGTCAGCGCGCCAGTGGCTGCGGTGTAGCTCAGCACGTAGTAGGTGGTAGCTGCATCAATCGGAGACGGCAGCGTGCCGGATCCGGATCCACCGGTCTGGCTGTTGATAACGCGGAACTTGACCGGATCGCCTGCCTTAAAGTTCAGATACGGCTGAACGGTGATGACATCAGTGCTGGCGTTGACGCCAGACTCGGGGAAGTTGCCGTTAGTGCCGGCGGGTTTGTAGTAAAGGGCGCCGGACGTACCGGACAAAACAGTGACAGCCATGTTGTGAACGGTAGTGGCTAGATTCAGTCTAGATAGGCTTCAAACGTAGCAGTTAGCTGGGTTTGAAAGTAAGGCTCAGGCGCTGCTGGTGTTACTTGCGCTGGCCCTGAAGCTGCGTCAAAGATAATGCTTGAAAACTTGGCGCGATCAAACAAATCCTTTAGCCGCTCTGCAATGGTGAAATTAGCAGCAGTGCCTTGACCCTGTGGCGTAAAGACATTAACCACCAGCGTGCCAGTCTGGCGGTTGAAGCCAACGCCACCAGTCGGCAGCAGCGTGGCGTAACTGTTATCGCCAAAACGGATGAACACTTGCACCCATGGCGTGTTGTTGGGTGGCGTAAATGGCACGTTCTGATAGCTGACCGGATACGCAGGCGACAGCGCCATCTGCGTTGCAATGCGCCCTTCAATGGCGGCACGAACGTCGTTGTAAGTGCTACTCATGATTCTCTCCCGATGCGGTCAGCGTTGACGCGCACAAAGCCTTGGATGTCTTTAGCAATGCCTTGCACCCACCCCGCCGGCGCTTGTTTGCTGCTGCCATTGGCAAGAGGCTCTGCATACGGCAGATTGTTGTGCACGCTGTAAACATTGCCAAGCTTCTCTTGGCTGTAGCCAATGCGATCCAATGGTGGCGTGCCGCTGTAGGTCCCCGCAGGTTTCTCCCCGCCTGGCGCTGCATTCTCTCCTACCTGCCAGCTAACGCGAAACCTTCCAGTATCGACAGGGCTTGCCTGTTTGACTCTTGAGTCAGTCTCTAACACAGCAACCCGCAGCAACTTCTCCATCTGCTGGTTGCAGTAGTCGCCAATATCACCAACGCGGATTGAGCGTGCCATTAGTCCCTCAGGATTAGCTCGTAGGTGATGGGCTCATTATCCTGCTCGATGGTGCGCACCTCAATTACTTGCAATGTGCGGCCGCCAATAATGACGCGATCAGCCATTGTAGGCACCGCAGCAGTATCAGCTGCTGCAACGATCAATCGCTTATCGCCAGCTTGGATAAGGTCGTTGACTTCACGCAGGTTTACATCTTCCAGCACTCCACGCAATGCGGTATCACTGGTGGATTCGCTGACGGTGCCAGTAGTTGGGTTATAAACGCCAGGTGTTACACGGCGCAGTGTTGCAACACCACCAAACCTGGCCATTAACTTACTGGCAACCTTGCGTAAAGGGCTGGCTAGTGTCATGCAAACACCTCGATGGCTACAAGTCTGCCGCGCGCAAAGGTGATGTCAACGTTGCTGCTGTGGTTGGCGATGAACAGTGCTACTTCATCGTTAGCGGCCATGCTGATCATCCAGTTGGTGACCAACTTGGCATCCTCGTTGCCCGAGCCGGTGAAGGCGCGGCATTCGGTTTGATCTATGGCGGTGCCGTTCTTGGCCAGCTTGATGCCGAGCACTTTGTTGTTGCCGCTGACGGTCTTGGCCTCGATGCTGCCGTAGATCTGCATCAGCTTGGTGGCGCCGCTGGTGTTCTTCACCGCAAATGCGTTGGTGGTGCCGAGCGTCATGCCGCTTGCGGTGGCGGTGTCAAAGGTGCCGGTTAAGCCGGTGGAGACGTACACGCCCTGCGTAACTATGTCAATGGTGCCGCTATCCATCTTGCTGGCTTGACCGCGCACCATTACGCCAGCCGCGCCAGATGGGCCTGCAGGCCCTAGTGTTGTGACAGTGACTGTGTTGGTAGTCTCGTTGACGGTTACGGATGTCATGGCGCTGTATAGCCCTCAGAGACGAACACGATACCCTCAAGGTAGTAGTTGCGTAAGCCGCTGGAATCTTCTAATAGCACGTCGTAATACGCCTCATCTGGAAACGCAGTGGTTTGCGTATCCGTCAATGCAATAGCAATGGTGCCTGCGGCGCGGTTGGTGTAGGTAACGGTGAAGTCAGCGTATTTAGTGGTGCGGCTTGCATTCCAAACTTGTGCGTATGCGGTCCAGCCGGTGAGGTTGATGGCAGCGCCAGTGCTGTCTTTGAACTGCAGCGACAGGTCGTAGTCAGCCCGGCGCTGGATGGCAATATTGTGCTGGCCGGGTTGAACGCTCATAGCCAGACTCTAACTGGGTTAGCAGGCTCCACCACATACTGCTCCCACCCATCCGGCAGTTCGCCCCGGTAGTTGACGTGCCAGCCATCCAGCGCCTCAGGTGGTGTGATCACGTTGCCCTCGTTATCCCACTCGCCGCCACGCTGGATCTGGCCGATCACGTCCAGGCAGTGAAAGTGGCTCGCGGTGATGAAACGCTGAGCGCCGTCCTCGTCGGTGGCGATCAGCCCGGCAGCTTCCAGTGCAGCGATACCCGTCGCCTCATCCGGGAAACGGAAGAAGGTGGGAGTTGGGGGTGTGAGGAGTTCTTCAGTCATGATTAGTGTTGCCGACTACTGGGTTTGTCATTGTGTTATTGCCTGGAGCGTGCTGTTAGGAAGGCGGGTGGGCCAGTAGGTGAGGCGGCGGATGGTGCCGTTGAATTGTAAGTTTGACGTATCAATACCGGCGTTTAGAACTAACTGCGTAAGCGTTGGCGTAGCACTTGGGGAAATAGCAACTTCATTAGCCGCACTTCCGTTTGCAGCAAGCGCAAAGCTGGTTGATTGCAGTGCAGCAGCGCCTCGGATATTGTTGCTGGAATTATTTACTGTTCTATCCGCTATATTGATTCCGCTATCCCTGACAACGGAACGAATCGAGGCGCCACCTGTCCTGCGCATATCCCACTTGTCACCTGTACTAGCGACGCCCTCGTTGGCTTCAAAAATAAACCTGTTAGCCGCAGTAACACCTTGTAGTAGTTCGGTGTTGGAAAAGAACGTCCCCTCATCCTGCCGATACCAGCTAGAGAAGTTGCTACCACTAATACTGGCCACGTCAGCACTGCGGGTGACCGTGGCAGTGGTGGTGGGGATGTAGCTGGTGGGGAAGGAGCCGGCTTCTAGCTGGGCGCCCCAGGTGTAAAAAGAAGTTTCACTAGCGGTACTTGTAAAACCGTCGAGCCATATTTCAGCCCAAACTGAGGTAAGTGCCGTTACAAAAGTTCCAGTTAGTGAAACGCGATGCCACCCATTTCCAAAGTTTTGAACCGACGCACTAGCACTTGTGGCGGTGCCTCCGACAACTGCCGTAGACACCGCACCCGTCGAAAACGTCAAGGTCGTCCGCGCATTATTAGCGCCGCCTGCTGAACTATCAAACAAAGCAACGAGTACTGATGCTGCTGTGCCTGTCTTAAGCCATACCGAAAAAGTCCAAGGGCCCAAAGATGTCGTTAATACATTTTGCCTAAGGCGTTTGATGCTTGTGCCAGCATTGCCCGTAACTAGATCTGCTGTTGTGGCACCCGTAGGAGCCGCTATTTGATTAGCGGTTGTTGTCAGATTAGAACTGGTCCACGTTGTCGAAAAGTCTTCCGACTGCAGCAACAAATTCGTCCTGCTTTCCTCCACCAGCAACCCCAGGCTTTCGCGGGTCGTGGGGTTGTGGTCGAAGCGGGGCTCGTCCGTCGTCGCTGTCTTGATCAGCCCATCGCTGCCCACAAACGTGCCACTACTGGCGCGGGTGAAGGTGACGAGGTTCTGCCCGGTGGTGGCGTCAACTAGGCTCTTGTTGTCAGCAAAACGCAGGTCAAGCGAGGGCACTGCACGCGCTGCAGTCCACAACGAATTACGTACCCATGGTCCAGCTAATGCTCCACCAGGGGTAACGCTGGCTCGGAATGCTGCAGAGCCGCGCATCAGAGTCCAGCCTCTAGTGTGCTAACACGCAGTTCAACAGTGCTGGCGCTAACCGGCGTATACGCTCCACGGGTTTCGATTTCAACGAACAACGCGCTGCTGTCGGTTGCCAGCCTGATCAGGCGCCCAGGATAGTCCAGTTGGGTGTAGACAGTGCTACCTAGATCCTGCGGTGCCGACAGATCGATATAGCCCATGTATTTTGAGCGGTCGCCACTCAAAAGATCAAAGGCGGCGTTATCCGCAATGGCAGTCGGGCTTGCGTTGTAAAAATGGACGCGAAATGCGCCCATACCGCTTGGCACGGTGCTATCGCTAAAGATCAATGCTGCCGACTGGATCAACACATAGCCGCCGCTAGGGCCGATGCTGCTTAGGGTTAAGATGGCGCTGCCGCCCGTGTCGCCCACTACGTCACCAGCGGTGTAAGCGGTGGTATTGCTCGGGCGGGTAATAGTGACGGTTGAGCGAAATGCCGTGCCAGCCACTCCCATCGAGTAGCTGCCATCGTTGCGGCGCCGTGCGACCGCGTCATTGCCAGCAGGTGAGATCAGCGGCATGGGTCAGCTCCGGCGGATTGAAAAGTTGCCTGGTCCACTAATTCTAAGTCCTGTTAGATATCGCTCCATCATCGGCGGTACATTGTCGGCGCCTGCTTGCATGTTGCCTGAATTCATGCTTACCGACAGGCTGCCGATCTTCACGTTGCTGTAATCTTCAAGTCCGGTCAGCCCCAACCCGTCTCGGTTGCCGTTGAGGTAGACGGCTAGGGTTGCTTGAGCTTTTTTGATCTGATCTGGGATTTCAGTGTCGGTGAAATAGTCGGTTGTGATGCGAAATGGAAACCCTACGGCATAGGTATTGATGTATGTATCAGGCTTGCGCACGCCAGTACGCGGCCACTGTAATGCCTGCGTATCGGTAGCGCGAGCGCCTAGAAACCGCTCACGATCCAGCCGTTGTGTTGCGCTATAAAGCGCACGGTTTTTTTGATCAGTGGTAGCTGCTGCCCAAGCAGTTACATCATCATCTTGAACTAAACCTTCAATGATTAGCTCCGCTGCCGCCAACGTCAGGTAGCTGTTGGCGTTTGCGCCCCCTACCGTTGCGTCGATTGTGATTGCCATCGGTAGGCGCCTCCTCTGAGGTCAGTTTAGGTGCAGGCTCCGCAATAGGAAAAAAGGCTGCCTCCTTAGAAGCAGCCTCACGTTCCTGGCGTCGCCGAAAGGCGAACAGTCCCATCTATCAGCCGCCCTTGCGGTAAACAGTGAAAGCAGGAGTGCCCACTGCAGTGCAGATAAACAGGTAAGTTGCGCTGGTAGCGGCAGCCACAGTGGCCATGCCAGCCACGCCGCCAAGGGTGATACCCGAAGCAGCAGCGGTCAAGGTGATGGCATGAGTGGCGGCAGCCACGTTGACTACAGTCAGCTCGAAAGTAGTGCCGATTTCCAGCGGACCACCGATGTAAGTCTTCAGCTCAGCGCCGGTAGGAGTGGTGAGCGCACGACCCGTAGAAGGAGTCATGGTCACAACGCCGTTGACGCATTCGGCTGCAGTCAGGGTGGTTGCTTCGTTAGCGGCAGCCTTTACGGGGTGCTTGCTCAGTGCGATCTCCTGAACCGAAAGATCAGAAGTCAACTCAAAAATAGAAGAAGGCATGGTCAGTTACCTCAATCGAAGTTAGAGGTGTTGGTGCTACGAACGATACCAATGTTCTTGGTTTCGTAGACCTTGGTCCAGTTGCCGATGGTTTCCAGTTGAGCGCGAGTCGGGTTCACCGTGGTGACTCCCCACTTGGCACCCACTGGGTGGTAGCAGTAATGCAGGTCGATCGACATGGCATCGCTCTTGGCGAGGATGTCACGATCGGTTTCTGTCTGCATTGCTAGCTGCTCACCGCTGGCGATTGCGCCTTGAGTGAAGAAATAAGTGGCGTACTCGGTGGTACTGCCGCTGCCTTCGGTTTGCACATCGTCAGAGACGATGACACGCAGACCCATGTAGGTCGGCACGGTCACTTCGCCGCCGTAAGCAGCAACAAGCGAACCGCCGGATTGTGTGGTAGTGGTGCCGCGTGCATCAGCAGTCGACACATAGTCGATAGCCTTGCGCTCAACCAGGTCGTAATAGACCTTGGAGTGCATACAAACAGCAGCAAGCTTGTCACCTTGATCGCCCAGCAGGCTGCGGGCTTCAGCAACGTGACGAGGCGACAGCACAGCAGGAGTGTCACCGCTAAGACCGTCAATCGTGAGATCAACGAAAGAAGCGGAGGCGTTGTTGCCGAGGCTGCCGAACACGCCAGCAAGGCAGGACAGCAGATCCTTCTGACGCTGGTTAGCGATGTAATCAGCGATCTTGGCGCCGATGGCGGCCATGGGATCGGAGCCGGCAGCAAGGGCTGCAAGGTCACGAGCCTCAAAGGCGCGGCCACGATGCAGGATCACGCCGACTTGCTTGTCAGCGGTGATTTTGCCGGGGGTCAGGGAGGAGCTATCAGTCAGCACCTCGAAGTCACCGGACAGGTTGGCTTTCCAGAAAGGAACGTTGATGAAATCACCGCCCTCGGTGGCATTTAGCTCAGCCATCGGCTGCACCACACCGGAAGCCAGGAAGGCATCACGCTGGGTGGTTTGCTCAATGACGTAAGGCGTAAATACCTCGGGGATGATGATGTCAGAGCGAAGAGTCGCCATGATGAATCACCGAAATGGTTTACGGATGTGGGCGCAGCCCCAGGCTCTGTGTGGCGCAGCCACCACGAGCAGACACTGAAATACTAACGGTTGGCTGCTGCTTTCATCCGCTCGTATAGATCGCGGTCTGTACGAAATAGTCTTGATTGCTCAGTTAGGTTGAAGCTATCCCTGCTGAATGGATTGGACATGCCGGCAGGGATGGCGCCATTGCTGCCGCCGGTTGGTGCGCCACTGCCCTGTGGCTTGGGTTGCTTTTGCATCCATGCCGGCAGTGTTTTGGCCCATTCGCTGACGGGTGTGCGCTGATAGCCGTCTACCACCACAACGGTTCCATCAGCTTCCCGCTCGATCTTGTCCGGCGACAACTTGGTTTTCATAACCAAGTCAGGATCATGCACGATGTCAGCCAAGGCGCTGACAGCAGGTGTAAGCAGTTCAAGTTCACGGACGCGGGTTTCAAGCTCTGAGATGCGCTTGTCCTTCTCCGATGTCGCCTCACGGAACTGCTGCTCCAAAGCCTGCCGGGCTTCTTGGTACTTGCCTTGTGATTCGAGTTGCTGTTGCTCGTAGTTGCGCTTGAACTCCAGCAGTTCATCGACATTTACTCCATCTGGCGCTTTGGATTTCTTCGCTGCACGCAACTCTGCAATCAGTTCTTGATTCTTGCGCTCTAGTGCTTCTACGCTGCGCTGCAACGCTTCAGCTTCAACCCCAGTAGTCGCAGACTCTTGGGTTTGTTGTTCATCAGACATGGATAAGCCGCAGGCTTAATTACGCTGCCATCGTACCAGCAGCCAAAGCAATGGCCCGCGAATGGAATACACCAATCCGCGAACCTTGGAATCCGTTGATCAAGGAACTGCTAAATGCAATCGATCGCCATGAGCGGTTGTATCGCCAAGATGGCAATGGATGGCACGCTGCAAAAGCGCAAGATCTGCGCTGGTATGTCGCAGAACTAAAAGATTGGATTCATTGCCAAGAGGCTACCACTTCTCCTTATCGGCCCAATACGCAGCAGACATCTTGCCCTTAGCGATATTGCTGGCGTGACGCGCCTTGAAAGAAGCTCGACGCGCTTTGGCCGCGGCAGATTCACCTTGCTTTGCCGGACTGCCGCTAACACCTTGCTGGCCAAATCGGATCAGTTTTACCTTGTCACCTTCCTTGGCGAGCACCGCGTGCGATTTGTTCGGATGCTTCGGCGTCCGTTTCGGCTTGTTGTAGCCGTCAAACTGCTCGCCGCGATAGGTGATCACTTCTTTGGCTTGCGTTTTTTGGCAGTCTTAGCGGCAGCCTTAAATGCAGCGGCAGATGGCCTGCCTGCTTCACCCTTGCGCGCCATGCGCTCGTCACTGCCACGCTCAATGCGCTCACGCTTGGCGTGGATATTGGCGTAAAGGCCAGGCTTCTTAGCCATCACTTTTTACCCTTGCGTGATTTGCCGGCCTCAGATAGAGCAATGGCTATTGCCTGCTTGCGGCTTTTTACTTTTGGACCCTTGCCGGGGCCTGGCTTGCCGCTTTGAAGTGTCCCCCGCTTGTACTCGCCCATCACCTTGGCTACCTTGCCCCGCTTCAGTGGCATCGCGCCATTCCTCAATACCTGTCAGCAGTGTAGAGCCGTCTGCCGTTGCCCAACCCTTGTCGGTGTAGATAGCTGGCACCCATGCCTCGCCATGCAGTGCTTCTACGGGATCGCTTGAGATGAAGTAGATGCCAGCATTCTGAAAATGACGGAGGCTAGGCAGGTCCATATCGTGCGCGAAGCTGATCTAAGGTTAGCTCTGATCCGTCATCACGAACTAGCTTGGCAATGGCGTCAGTCGGGCCGTATTTGTCGGCAAGTCGGTTGAAATATGGCACCTTGCTGGCACCCAATGCCTTGGCCTTGGTCTCAAGATCTTGCTTTGCCAGCCATTGCCCGTAAGTCTGATCTGCCGGCACCTGGCCACCTGCTGATGCACGCTTTGCTGGTGGTGGTGGCGTAAAACCCAGCTCGTCGTAGTTGATTACCGGTACTGTCGTTGATCTGCAGTTGAAGTGCTGCGGCGGAGTCGGCCCTTTGCCGTATTCAAACTCACGGCCATCCAATGCACGGCAAATGCTGCTGGTGCGGGTATCCAGTGTTGCCACATAGCAATACTTTTTAGTGATGTCTTGATTGGCTTCATACACCTGTTGACTAGCTGCATTGGCTACTTGGTTGATACTGGTGCGCACAAGGCTAACGATCTGATTGTCGGCAACTGCTGTTGCTTGGCCGCCTGCTGCAACTAGCTGCTTCACGGTTTTGGCTTCTTCGCCAAATTCAAGGTTTCCGATCAGCCGCTTGGCAATGGCTGGCGTTGGCTCACCAGTCAGCAGGCCTTGCCGGACCACTTGCGAGAACCGCTCAGCCTGATCGACGGCAATGCCGCGAAATGCTTTGGTGACCACTTCGCCATTGGGGAGTGTGATCGTGGCGCCTTGCGCTGCGGTGAGGCTGAACGTCGCCGGTGCACCTTGTACTGCAGCAAACAGGTCATCACTGAGCGCTACCACATTGATCTGCGTCGGGTCAGTGGTTACCACTGACTGCGCAAATTGCGGGCTGATCTCAACGGTGCGCACCGCATCACGCGCACCTGCCGGCAATGCACGCCGCAGTTGATCGGTCACAAACTCAGACTGCAACTGCGCAATGCCTTGCAGCTCTAACGCAGTCAGCTCCGTTGCATCACCTGCCCAAGTTGCCAGGCTGTCTTTTAACTGCGCAAGGATCGCCCGCAGCCGTGCTGCTTTGACTGGTGCCGACAACTCATCAATGGTGCGCAGTTGATTGACCGCATCAATGATGATGTCGTTGTAAGCATTGATCACACGCCGTGCAACGCTATTGCTGTAGCGGTTGAGGTCTATTGCATTGCGGTATAGCGCTTCTGGTGTGCTCATTGCTCAATGCCAAGGTCTTCAGGTGCATAACCGCTGCGGATGCTGACATTAGCGCCACGCTTTAACGCAGTGGTGACCAGTGCAGCGAATGCGTCGTAACCGTTCTGGCCATCTTCAAACAAGATAGTTTCGTCTACCTCATCAGCTCTACCTTGTTTATACCAACTGATGCGCACGATGGCTAAGACTTCTTCAGGCAAGGCACTGACGTGATAATCAAGCTCTTGCCTCCTCGGTTTCCTCGGTTCCATCCAGATCATCAGGTCCACTAAGCGGTCTGTCACCCAGTCCAGCAGGTTGTAGATCAAGCCCCGCATTGGCCGTAGCTTCAAGCTCCTCGTCTACGTTAAAGTCATCGCCCAACACATCGCCTTCGGCAAGCTCGCGCAATAGTGTTTCTTGCGTGATGGTGCCTGCGGTGTAAAGCTGCAGCAGCGCTTGGATCTCCTGCGGCTCAAGGCGTGTGCCAAGGAAATCACGGTTGACGTAGCTGCTGCCAGGAGATGTGTTGTTGCCGATGTACTGCGCATGAAACTGCAGGCAGTTGTCGATCATGTCCTGCACGTTTTGCGCAATCATCATCATGGTGCTATCGCCTTGGCTGCGATCAATGCGCTTTGCCTCGGCGGTTTCAGCCGATAGCTTCTGGCCGAGCACTGCCGACAGACCTAGCTCATTGATCTGCAGTGCAAGCTGCTCAAGCCTGCGGAACTGGTAATCAAAGCTGCGGCCAGCGGGTTCGATATATTCAGCGCGGCCATCAGCGGGGAATGCGATCGCCTCGCCAGGTCCAGCGCTGACTTCCTCTGCTGCAGATGGGAAGCCATAAAACGCCAGCATCGGCACAGCGCTGATGTGGAGCTGGTTATCGAGGTCGCTCTGGATCTGATATGCCTTGAGGTTCAGCTCGGCGATGTCTTCCAACGGCGGACGTGACTCCATGAAGCCATGCCGCTGCGCATAAGCAACTGAGAAAGGAATCTCAGAAAGGCTTGTGCGGCCCTCGTCGATAACCTTAAAGTCGCCGTTGTCTTGCTTTTGGTGTAGTTGAAACTCACCTGGCGTCAATACACGGATTTGCTCCACTGCCTTTTCGCCGAACTCACCATCAGGCGCCGTGACCGTTTCGGCAAGTCGCAGTTGCGTCAACACCTGCCGGCCTTCCTGCTGCTCAGCGCGCCAGCCAAGAATCTGCCGTGGTGTGTACGTCACCCAGTAGGGTCTACCCCCATCAGCAGGTGCATCCACCAGTACACCAATGTGGCCATAACGGACCATCTTGCGTGTGGTTTCATAGGTCCAAACGTTGAGGTCATTGCCTTGCAGGTCAACATCAAACAACTGCTCGCGGATCACATCTGCTGTGTCATCAAGCCTTACTGGCTTGCGGGTCAACATGCCAGCCAGCATCCGCTCTAGACGCTGATAGAACGGCGGGCAAACACTGCGTGCCAAGCGGTTGTCGTAGGACTCATCCAGCTCACGCGGCTCCTGCGGCAGGTAACGGCGATGCTTACGGCGCATCCCATAGGTGCCTTGCAGCAGGTCTTCAATCAGGATCCAATGCGCCTCTTGTGCATACCACGCCGTGTTGGCATCTTGCACGCGAGTAACGCGGCGCTGCGCAATCGGCCGGTCGTAGTTGTTAAAGCCGGTGTACATTACAGCGCCGCAGTCATGAATGCAGTTTAAGCAGCAATCAGCGTGATGCTATTGCGGCCAATCTTGATGTCAAACTCAGCGCCGGGCTCGTATCCCATCTCGCGCAGGTAGCCGTCACCGATTTGCAGCTTGCCGTTGAATTGCACCTTTGCCTTGTAGGTCAGGCCGCGGCCGCGCTTTGCTGTCTTGCTGCCTAGGTCAACGCCTTTGGCTTCCAGCAGCGCTTCATAGAACTGCGTGAATGCCACGCGATCCTTGATCACGTAGCCGCAAGCGCGCACCAGTTCGGACTTAGGCGCATTGCCCAGTTCTTTGACCTTGGCAAGTAGTTCAGCACCCTTGAGCATGGGTAGAGTTAATGATCGGACTGATGGAGTGTAGCTCAATCAACGTCCGCTGCAACCATCAAGCCGCCCAGGAATACTGCAATGAAGAATAGGTAAACAGCAAGCGCCAGTAGTGGCCCGCCTAGGGCAAAGCCTGCGGCGGCAATGAAATGCACTGCCATGACCCCAATGAAAAACCAAATGACTAGCGCTGCGCTGCGGATGAAAGCCTTTAAGAATCTCACGCCCATTGCTGGATCAGCAGATTTGCGTCAGCGCGGAACGTGGCCGCCACTTCGCGGATCATGTCACGGGTGATCTGGGTGTTGGCGCGGCGCAGGCTCATCAGTCGGTTGCTGGCACGACCAAAAGCGGCATCGCGCTCAACACGGATCTCCTTGGTGATCTGCTGGCTGCTTTTGCCGGTGTTGCGCGCGGCGCAAGTGCGGCCGAAGTGCACAAGCTCGCCAAGATCAGACTGCATCAGCACTGTGGCTTTCAGGTTGGTGCGCCCGCAGCAGTCGCAAGTGGTGATGATGTCGTCGGTGCAGATTGCGGTGTAGCCCATGTCTCTCGGTTTGGAGTCCTCATACTGTACACCATCGGCAGCCCTTGGCAACCTTGCTCAATAAATCCGCACGCCGGTCGTGCGCCCGGCACCTGCGTGCAATGGGTTGAACTCACGCCAGACCAAGTAGCCCAGCGCATCGTTCATGTGGTCATGGCCGGCATCTTTGTCCGGGTCGCCCTTATCGGTGTAGCACTGCAGCTCTAGGCATTCGATCAGCCGCTTGCAGCGCTGGTGGATGGTGAGTCTGACCTGGCCCTTGCCGTTTTCCAGCAAAGCCTGAACAGCAGCCACGCGATCACGGACGGGAGGATTTGCACGTGGCGACTGGTTTGACATGCCGTAGGACTCCAGGATCTGGATATCGGTCTGGCTTGCGTTGGTGCTGCGGTTGCCGCCGCTGGCATCTGGGTAGATGTAGATGCGCCGCTGCGGGTAACGCGCTTGGATCTCTTGCGCCAATGCGTCGGTGTCATGGGCGCCGCTGATCTCATCAATCAGTAGCAGGCTGCTGCCAGTGCGGACGCCGATCACAGCAGACATGTTGCCAACGTTGAAATCAACGCCAATGCGCAACGGCTCGCGGTCTAGATCTGGCAGCTCAGCCACCACGTGCTTATCACGGCTGAAGCGGTCGTAGACGGTTCCTGTGGTGAGATTGACGAACTCACCGTCTAGGTAGGCCCGCAGCAGGTTTGGGTCGTAGTTGGCTTCTAGCCGCTCGATGAAGTCCGGCGGCAGGTGTGGGTTGTCCACTGACCGCATCTTGATCAGCTTGCGATCGGCGCGTCCCTTGGCATCCTCACTGCCGAACGTGTTCCACATCCAGCGGAAGCCCTCTGGTGTGGATGCAGCGCCAAACTGCCGCACGTTGCCCGAACGCAAGCGGCCAAGGATCTTAGGGAATGCCTTATTGGCAATGCTGGGCGTCACCGTGTCGATCTCATCGGCCAGCACCCAAGCAAGGTTCAAGCCGATGATGCGGCTCCAGTTCTCAAAACTGCGGCACAGGATCTTGGTATCACCGCCCGGCAGGTGCAGCATGTATTCAGGCAGCGGGCTCGCCCTGAAGGTGTAGGGGATCTCATACGCCTCTAGGAAGTTCTCGAAATCGTTCTGCCAAATGTCGCGGATTAGAGGGCCAGTGGGTTCCATCACTGCGCCGATGAATCCCTGATTGGCCGCGGCCAGCATCACCGCCTTGGCGCACAGCGCACGGGTCTTGCCGGCGCCATAACCAGCTGAGATGCCGATGATCTGCGTGTCGCTGTCGTCTACAAACGCAAGCTGCCCTGGGTGCAGATCAGCGCGGATGCGTTGCAGCAGATCGCCCGTGTCCTCTTGCGTTGCAACATCCATAAACCCAAGCAGGCTGCCGGGTTGGCAGATGCCGGCGATCAGGCTCATGACATCTCAAACCGCAGCAACTTGGCCTGATCTTCTAGGGCTTTAATTGCAATACTGAGGTTACCCTTAGCGCGTGCTTCGCGTTCATAATCCTGCAGGCGAGCGACAGCAGCAGCAAGCCACTGCGGCCGCTCTAGCTCTGCATCCAACGCCATGAGCTGGCGAGCGCGAGACATGTAAATCTCTGCCTGACGCTCGCCTACATCCCATGTTTCCGACGCAAATCGTATAATTTGCGTCCTACTGTGTGCACGCAAAAGCAGATCGTAAACGGTGTTTACCCGCTGATCTGATTCGGAGTTGGTGCACTTTTTAGCCACCGTTTAGCCCTTAATTTGCACAGGCATTACAAGATAAGTTACACCGTCCACGCCACTAGGTGTCAGCACCACGGGTGTGGTTTCCGTATTGGCGTGCAGCGTGATGGCTTCTGCAGGCTTGAACGCCTTAATGCCATCCAGCAGGTAGTGGGCGTTGAACGCCCATGCGCCATTGGCGGTGCCTTCCACTTTGAGCAGCTCCTTGCCGTTGTTGGCGTCTGATTCAGCAGTGATGGCGATGGTGCCACCTACTGCCTCGATCTTGACGATGGAGTTGTGCGCATCGGCGATGATGGCGACACGCTCCAGTGCACGGGTCAGACGGCGGCGGTCGGCGGTGATGGTGCTTTTGAACTCAGCGGGTACCAGCTTGGCCACGTCTGGGTAGGTGCCATCCATGATGCGCGAGTACACCATGACTCCATCGCCTGCGTCAATCACGGCTTGCCCTTTGGCAACGGCGATGGTGACCACGCGATCCTGCAACAGGCGCATGGTGCTGGCGGGTAGCACGAGGTCTAGGCCATCTGGCAAATCAATGGCGTAACGCATCAGGCGATGCCCGTCAGTGGCTTCCATGTGGCCATTGCCAAGGTGGATGCCTTGAAGCATCTGCTTGCTGGCGTCGGCGCTGGCAGCTGCCATGCAGGCGCGGATGCCGGCGGATAGGTGCAGCTCGCTCGTAGCGGCGTCCACAACCGGCAGCGCGGGGTAATCCGCCGCATCAGCCGCTGCAAGCCCGTAGGAGCCCGCAGAAGCCGTCAGGGCGCCATCTGCGAGGGTCAGAGCCTCATCGCCATCAAAGCGGCTCACAAGGCCAGCCAGCAGCCGATACGGCAGCACTACGGCGCCATCGGTCTCCACTGCCGCTGGGATGGTGACGGTAATGCCGAGGTCAAGGTTGAAGCCGGTGATGGTCATGACACCACCGGCGGATTGGATCAGGCAGCAGTCAAGGATCGGATGGCTGCTGCGATGGCCAACGGCTGGCGCAATGGTGCGCAATGCGTGATCGAGATCGGCTTGGCAGGTAACGGCTTTCATTTGGCAGTAGCGGCAGTGACGAGGCTGGAGATGATGCGTTCGTAATCAGCGGCGAAGCTATCCACGAGTTCCATGGGTAGCGGTACGCCGTCATCAATGGCGTTATCGGCAATGGCAGCGGCATACGCGACGGCTTGCGTCATGGCGTCATGAAGCCGATTAATCACCGGCTGCTGCTTGGCTGGAATGTGAATGAGCGATGACATATGCGACGAGAGTTTCAACATGGCGGCGGTTCAGGTCACCGCGCATGAACGCGCAGGCGTCCGCCACCAGCGCATGGTACGCCGCCGTGGTCAATCCTGCAACAACCCCACCACTCAAAGCACGCTGCCGGATCAGGTGCGCACGTGGGATGCCATGCGCTGCTGCTTCAGCGTTCAACCGCGCCAGGTCGTCAGCGGTGACATTGATCTTGATTTCGGGCATTCAGTGGCTCCAATCGAGGCGGAGCATAGGCAAAAAGCTGCGTCCTAACGCAGTTTGTGGGGTCCAGACGGTGAGACGCCTTGCGGCCACTGGTCTTGTCCTACCGTCCTACCGTCCTAACCTCTTAATAAAATGGGATAAAGAGGGGGAGGGGGAGGGGGATTAGGAAACTCTTAAACCCTATGTAGGACCAGACGGGGATAGGACGGCTCAAAACCCAGTCACTGCAATGGATCTTGCCGTCCGCACCCACTTAGGACGGGGCGTAGTGCCAGCGTCTCTTGCCTGTCGCCTCTCGTTTGCGGACCAACCCGAGATCCTTGAGAATCGCGGCCACCTGCATCTGATCCGATCGGTTCTGGCGCTCCAGTGGTTTTTTGATTCCGTGAGTAAGAACGTCCTCAATCGTGAGCACATCACTAGAACGCCTGCGGGCAAGATATTCCTCAATGGCACTACGCCATGGCGAGTCAATCACGTAGTTATCATTCTCTTCGGTCACCTTGACTTCCATCTCAACAGGTAGCCGGTTAGTCTCACCTGCCCTGTAGGCATGTACAACGGCGGACCAAATCGCATCGCGTTCAAGCATTAGCGAAGCGGTATCAATTTGGTCCTGCTGCGTCTTAGTGGTCGGGATGACCCAGAAGCGGCGGTTGCCAGTTTCATCCACTAGAAACCCGGTAGTTTTGTTAGTTGTGCCAACAATGATGCCACGCCTTGGAAACGACTCAACTTCCTTGCCATAGGGCACGCGCATTAGATCAATAGCCTGCGAAAGAAAGGCTTTTACCTGTCCCGCGTGCCGCCTACCTGTGATGTGGTCAAGCTCCGCCCATTCCATCATCCATGACCGATGGAGCACCATCACGTCGTCTTTTGTGCTGATGTCGCCTAACGCATCTGAGAAGAACGGGCCACCTAGGCAACCCCAGAAGCTGGACTTGTAGGCACCTTGATCGCCCATCAATACGCAGGCGGTGTCGTGCTTGCAACCAGGGTTGAATGCACGCGCCACAGCACCAATCAGCGTGCGCTTGAGCATGTCGTCATAGATGGTCGGCTCCGGCAGCGCGGCATCACACGGCCGCAGGTAGGTGGTGGCCAGCCGATCGATGTAGGTCGGTGCAACGTGATCGGCGCAGTGCTCTAGGTAAAGGCGCACCGGGTCGTATGGCTTCTCGCTTGCCACTTGGACCAAGCAATCAATGGCCAGTTCCTTGCCGACCTTGTAGCCCTGCTCTGCCAGCTTGAGGTAATAGCGGTCGACGCCTTCGATCACTTGGTTATCGACCTCGATCTGCTGGGTAAAGATGTTGAGCCTGATGTCACCGGCATTGCGACGCAGGTACTCCAACAGCTCAGCGGCCTCCAGCTTCTCTGGCTTGCCGCCTACTGGCGCACGTGCAGGCTCCGGTTCAGCGGTGCGGCCGCCAACCTCGCGCCGCACTGGGCTGGGGCTACGCCAGCCGTCTTTCTTGGCCATGTCGCCAAGGGTGCCGAGCGTGATGCCGGATTTCTTAAAGCTTCGCCACTTGCGCTGGCAGTCACTGGGTTTGTGCTTGGCGGACTGCGCCGACCACTGCTCCCATTGATCGAGCAGGCTGTCGTCGCCGACGCTATGAAGCGACATGCCAACCGCAAGCCAGTCGTCGTAGTCATCAGCGCGGCTGGCATCCAATGCGGCCAGATATGACCGCGCGCGATCCGCATCACCCTGCGGGTCAGGCAGCTGGGCTAGCTCGGTGCGCACCGGCTGCGGCTGCGGCTTGAGCATCCGCTCAATCAGTCCAAGCGGCGCTTCTGCTATGTCGCGGTCACCTGGCCCATGGCCTGGCACCCAGTAGTAGCCGGTAGTTTGCGGGTGCGCACCGGCTACAACGGACTGGCAGCCGTTCCAGCGCAGCTCTACTTGTTCGGCCTTGCCGTCGTCATCAATGACACCGGTCTTGTATTTGCGCGTGGCGATTGCATCCCAGTACTGCTCAGGCACGCGGTAGATGATCTGCATCCGGCCATCGCGGCCTGACTTGACCACCCAGCTGCGCGGCAGGGATGACAGCGGTAGATCCCACCCAGCTAGGAGCGTGCTGGCTGACTTGCCGTCGTGGTCCAAAAACAACAGCCCACCAGACGGCACGCCGCAGCACACGCCAATGGCACGAGCGCGACCGCTGCTCAGTTCGGCCAGCAGCGCATCCTTATTAAGTGGGTTGTCTTGCCACGCCGGCTGATACGGGCGCTTTTGCCCATCAACAGCGACATAACCCCAGTCGTCGGGCAGGCGGGCCAATTCTTGCTGCAGGCTCACTTGGACTCCTTGGCGCGGCGCATGGCTTCCTCAACCACAAGGCGGATCACTGCGCTACGGGACAGTCCGGCAGCACGCTGCCGATCCAACCACTGCACCTGCTGCGGCGTGAACAAAACTGAGATGGGATGCACGGTCTCGGTTTGATGCTTGCCAACCTTAGCCAGAGTCGCTAAGGTTGCAAGTGGCTGCACACTGCCA